AACTTGGATTGACTAGTCTTTCCAAATATAATTCTGCAAATAAAGATGATTTAGTTAAGAAAATCTTAGAGGCTAAAAAGTCGTCTAAGGAAGCTTCACCTAAGAAGTCTTCGTCTGAGAAGAAGGATTCACCTAAGAAGGCTTCACCTAAGAAGGCTTCACCTAAGAAGGCTTCACCTAAAGAAGAAAAAGAATCTCTTAAAAAGATGACTTTAAAAGCTCTAAAAGAAATGGCTGGAAAACTTGGATTGACTAGTCTTTCCAAATATAATTCTGCAAATAAAGATGATTTGGTTAAAAAAATCTTAGAAGCTAAGAAATCGCCCAAGAAATCACCTAAGAAATCACCTAAGAAGTCTCCTAAGAAATCACCCAAGAAATCACCCAAGAAATCACCTAAGAAGTCTCCTAAGAAGTCTCCTAAAGAAGACGCTTCATCATTTATTAAAAAACATGGGTTAAAAGGATTAAAAGATGATGTATCCTTAGAATATTTACAAAAATTGATAAAAGGACAAGAATGTAAAGAAGATAAAAACTGTGAGAAAGATCACCGATGTAAAAATGGAATATGTGTTCATAAAAAAGATAAAGGATATTATAATGAATGGGAAACTTCTTCAGAAGAATCAGAAAAGCCGTCAGATCAGTCAGAAAAGCCGTCAGATCAGTCAGAAAAGCCGTCAGATAAATCAGAAGACTCTGATTCAGATGCAGATGAACTTGATTTAGATATCGACGAGTCTGGTTTAAATGAATTACAAAAGACCTTGGTAAAGTGTTTGATGGGAAAGTAAATTAATTTTCAAAAAAAAAATTAATTTAAATAATCATATATATCAATAAAATCAATTTTTTGTGCAATTGGAAGACGTGTTGAGTCTGTATAATCTTTAATAAAAAAAAGAATCTCTGAAATACAATCAAACATGATATCATCGTATAATTGTTCTATATAATACTCATCTACTTTCATCTCAACCAATTGATTATAATCAAATCTATCATAATTAATATTAACAATTTCTTCATCTTGGATAGGATCCAGTTCGTTTTCTTCACTCATTTGATTTTTTAAAAATAAGACTACAAAATGTATCAAATGAATACTCTTTATATAACAAATTTTTTCTTTTTAAAATATATATTAATTTATTAAAAATAAGCGTCAAATCACGTTTGTATTCTACTCTCCATTCTTGGTAATTCATTTTATTTCTATATTTATTCTATAAATAATCAATTTTTTTCTAATTCATTTAGTTCATTTTCAAGTTCTCTATCAAGTTCATCTTTTACTTCTTCTTCTTTTTTCTCTTCTTCTACATCTTCTACATCTTCTACATCTTCTACATCTTCTACATCTTCTTCATCTTCTTCTATAATTTCTATTGATGAAACCTTTGGCATCTTTACAGGAATATTCATAGACATTTGCATAGGAATATGAATTTGTGTAGGCATCTGCGTAGGCATCTGCGTAGGCATCTGCGTAGGAATCTGTGTAGGCATCTGCGTAGGCATCTGTGTAGGCATATGTGCAAAGTTATTTTTAGCCATTTTTTCATACCGTTGTTGATTTTTTTGAATCATTTTCAGCTCTTTTACAATAGTATCTTGTAGTTTATTAAAATTAGAAAATTCTGTTTCTAATTGTGTTAGTCTATCTTGCAATGTCTTATTTTTATGATAAAAATAATAAGAAAGTGTTGTCAAAGTAACAATCTCTAATCCTAGATGTATCAGCATCTTTTTATCTTGCAAGAATGACATTTTTTACTTTATAACAATCTTTAAGTAAAAATTCTAAAAAATAGGCGTGAAATTGAAATTCAAATGTTCAAAAATCTCTTTCACGATCTCATCGTGAAAACTCTTTCTATCCAACGTTTTTAACATATTGAAATCGGTTCTTTTACATGGATATTTATGTCTACGCAACAACTGAAACAACACATACTGTGTATTGATAAAACTCTTTCTATCTATCTTCCCAGTAAATTTGAATTTCTGATCATATAAACTAGATATCTGATCAAAATCTTCCATTAACTTATCTTCTATATGAGAAATATCGTCTATTTTTTTTCCAGTTAAATTATGAAAAATCAATACAATATCCTCGTAATGTTTTGTATGTCCTATTTCTTTTAGAAATAATAGAATATGCTCTTTCGTAACCTTTTTAAATCTTATTTCTTTTGAATCATCTTCTTTACCCTCTAGCAACCCATGTAAATCTAACTGTTTTTCAATATCTTTATATATCTTATGATCAATCGTCGAATTTTGTTTACCTTGATATTGATTTATACAATCTTTGAAATGAACACGTCTTTCGTATGTATATTTATTCGATATATTTATTCTTGATATATCTTTATAACAAGACGATTTATAAGATTTTTCTTCTTGGGTACCACACGATTCACATATATCTACATTATTATACTCATTGAATACAAAATCTTGTGATTTACATTCTTTGCACTCTTTTTTTTTCGTCTGGGTTTTATTATTTTTTAAAACCATTTCTTCCAATTCATTATAATGAATATTATAGTTTTTTAAAATAGATGTATACTCTTTAACAATAAGTCTTATCTCTTGATTATCATTATCTTTTTTATGTAAAAAAGATATTTTTTTAGGTCTCATTAAACATGACTTGTATTTTTCTAAAATAGGAGTCACATCCATGATATAAAAATTAAGATTGTTTTGAAACTGTTTGTAACTATCTTTTTCTTTCTCGAAATTTTTTATTTTATCTTCTAAATCATTGACAACATGAAAAGATAACTTATTATCAGATAAAATCTCTCTAATTTCTATAATATGTTGTTCAATTTCGCTCAGTTTAATATTATTTATTTTCCATTTCTCTCTTATGTTCTTATCAATATTAAGTATATCAATTTCCATTTACAAATAAATATCTTTTTAATATCATTTTAAAATTAAAAAAAATTATTATTTAAAAAAAATTTCTCCTTTATAATAAAATGTCTATTGCTACATCAAACTTAACATCTGGTTTCATTGATCTTGCGACGTATGATGAACAAGAAAAATATACTTACGGTGGTTCTGAATCAATCGCTTATTTTGTCCGTGAAGTTCGTAAATCTACTTGGTTTACTCAAGTCCCAGTCGTCTTAAGTCGATCTTCTGGATCTGCCGGTTTTGGACAACAATGGTCAGTCTCTATTTCTCGTGCAGGTGATTATCTTCTTCATACTTGGTTACGTGTCGTTTTACCTAAAGTTACAGCCTCTTATATTAATACCTCTGGTAATATTTCATCAATTTCATGTAGCGTATTAAGATGGACTCGTAATCTCATGCATAATTTAATCCAAGAATGTAGTATTACTTTTAATGATTTGGTTGCCGCTCGTTTTGATAACTTTCATTTAGATTTCTGGTCCGCTTTCACTGTTCCTGCTGGTAAACGTAACGGATACAATGTCATGATTGGTAACGTCAACCAATTAGTCAACCCTGTTGCTGCTAATCCTTTAATTTTAATTGGATGTGGAGGTGTTCAAAGTGCTTCTAATGTCAGTACTATATCTGGTGCTTCTGCGCAAGAGTTACCTAGCACTGTTCTTAATCTTCCTTTACCCTTTTTCTTCTCTCGTGATTCTGGAATTGCGTTACCAACTGCTGCATTGCCTTACAATGAAATGCGTATCAATTTTTCATTCCGTAATTTGACTGAATTGCTTATTAAAGATACTTGGAACCCAAGTGCTTCTTTAGGTAGTAGTTTATCATTTCCTGCAGTTGCTAATAATTCTAGTACCAATGTAGCTTATTCATCAGGTCAAGGTGTTTGGACATCTGCTCCTGCAGTTGCTTCAGATATTAATGGAAGTCCTGAAATTTCTAATAGTTGTCAAGTCTGGGCTAACTATTCTATTGTTTCAAATGAAGAACGTAAGAAGATGGCTTGTGCTCCTCGTGATATTCTTATTGAACAAGTACAAACTGCTCCTTTACAATCATTTAACAATAATAACTCTGTGAATTCTTCAGGTGTAGTAGGAGTTGCTGGTAATTCAAGTGTCACTCCTCAATACGATATCCGTTTTTCACATGCTGTCAAAGTCTTATTCTGGGCTGCTCGCAATAAATCTAACCAATCTTCTTGGTCTAACTACACTACTGATCCTCAATTCCCTCTTGGTCCTCATCAATCTGGTAATATCGCAGCAGCTCCTGGAAACGCTTTATTTGGTGTTGTTGATTTTACCTCTGGATCTGATCCTATCATCAACACTTCTCTTATCTATGAAAACACTCAACGTCTTCAACAGATGGGATCTGACTACTTTTCTCTCGTTAATCCTTGGTTTCATTCTCCCGTTATCCCGCTTGAAACTGGATACCACAGTTATTCATATTCTTTAGACTACTCTAACATTGATCCGATGGGGTCTACTAACTACGGTAAATTGACCAACGTTTCAATTGTACCTCAATCATCAGATGCACAAAATAGTTCTTATTATTTTACTGCAGGATCAGGAAATGGCATAGTTGTAAACGCAGGAAAATATGAATTCGTGACCACTTGTGTCAATAACAATATCATTCGTATCTCTGGTGGTGCATTAGGATTTCCCGTTCTATAAAATCATAGTATTACAGGTTTATTTTTATTTAAAAAATTTTCATTTAAAAAAAATGAAAATTAGTAAATTAAGTTAAAATAGGTACAGTGAATTAAAAAAAATCTCAATTTCATTTTCATATTTTATTTTCTCTTCAGTTATAAATAAAATATTTAACATGCTGAAAAAGTTTACAAACATATCTCCAATACTAAAGTCTTCTTTCGTGTCTTCTTTTGCTTCTTCGATCACTTCTTCGATCACTTCTTCGATCACTTCTTCTTTCGCTTCTTCGGTAGCGTCTGTTATAACGTCTGTTATAATGTCTTCGGTAGCGCCTAGTGTTTCCAATTCTTTTATACTGTTAACGTTGTCATCTAGTCTAACTTCTGGATTAAAATATACGTTAACGATGTCATTTTCGTTTATATTGAACTCGTTTACTAATTCATTTTCATCTACTTTATATTTATAATCAATAATTTCCCATTCTAAATCAATCATTTATTATAAAAAAAAACTAATTTATTCTATTATTTCAAATTCAGATGTTTTTTGTGTATCAACCACCCATAAAAATTCGTATACAAAATTGACTTCGACATTCTGTTGAGATTTGAATTTATTGTATTTTATTTTATAAAGATGAACTGATCCTCTTTTTAGTAAAATGTCTTTCAATTCATTTTCTGATAAAAGCCCTTCATTGTTATAAGATAGGATAATATAACGAGAAGAAGTACGATCGAGTAATGTTTGAAAAGCTTGTTTGATCTTAACTTTGCTACAAAAATGACTTTGATTTTTATCAAACAGTCCTGTTTTCCCTTTTGGAATAATGGTTTCATCATACTTTGCGATAAAATTTAAAACAAAGTAATTTGAACTATAAGAACGTTGGTTATAAGGTGGATCAAGATAAGTGATATCTGTCTTTTGTTCGATCTGTTCAGCAAATCCTTGAGTGACTTGATTTATATTAGTATCAATCGTTTTTAATTGATGAATAGGTTCCATTTTCATTTTTTTCAAAGAAGATGATTTGAACAATTTCAAATAAGCACCGTATACACAAGTTGTATTTGCGACTTTATCAATGGATACTATTAGAGAAGCAACTAAAAAATAAAATTCAAATAGATCAATATGTTGATTAGATAACAATTGGTTTAGATGAATACGAATTGCATCTGTTTTTTTGGCATTTGAATTTGTAAAGAACATTCGTTCGCATTCAGAATGAGGGGAATAGTATTTATAAATCAAACCTTCTACTTCTTTCAATTCATTACATTCTTCGATTATTTTTTCAAGTTTTTCACTATAATTGCATTTTAACAATGCATTGCCAATCATATAACTATAGGTTTCTAAATCATTTGCAAAAATGGATTTACACTTGTCTAACATATGGTAAGAGATCGTTCCAGTTCCCATAAAGAGATCACTGAATGTTTTATCTTTCAAATCAGGGATCTCTTTTTCAAAAATAGAAAATAAAGATGGGAAAAGCTTATGCTTACATCCAATATAATTTAACGTATTCATCTTTTATTCTATTTCTTATTATAAATCATAAATTTCAATTTTATCTGTTCCATAAATTCAATTGGATCATACCAATACGTTCCTATCATTGCATATGGATCATTCTTTTCAAAACTTTCATCACCTTTAATAAAATCAATTCCAAAAATAGACAATTGAGGGATATTTGAAGCCTTATATCTTTTTCCAGTTTTTTTTGTTGGTTACAATGTCTACATAATGGTTGAAAATCGTTTATCTGTAAAACTTTTTTATCATTATACAATCCATTCTTATGATCTATTTCTGTATCACTATTACCACAAACAGAATCCTTGAAAAAATCTCGTATGTCTGCTCTGTTTATTCATTTCATTTTGTGTTCCATAGATCTTAATATGAGAAATTGATGTTTTTTTACCTTTTTCAAAGTTAAAATCTGTATGAATTTGTTCTATTTCTAGATAAATTCAAATTACCATTTTCTTTTCTAGTCACATACCTGTATTTTTTAGCAAATGAAGAATCCATTCGACACCAAGTTTTAGAGAGATGTATTTATCTTCGTATTTACAACACGAGACATTTTTGTATCGTTATCATAATTGGCCAATTCTAGAAATAAAGAGATCATCATATTTATTAAAAAAATCATTTCGTTGGCATTTTTATATCAAAAGCTTTATGGTTAAAAAAAACCTAAAAAATAAAATCTAAAAAGTTTTATATCATTTAAATAATTAATATACTATAAATAATGAGTGGATTAATCTTTTTACAAAATTCTGATTTTAATATCCAAAAAGGGGTAAAAGGTGACATTTTATGTCATAATATAAGAAATATAAGTTTGGTCTTATTCTATTCTGTAAATTGCGAGTATTGTAGATATCTAATACCCATTTTTAAAAAAATGCCTGGACAGATTGGAGGTTGTCAGTTTGGGATGATTAATGTAAGTTTAGAAAAAGAGATCATTAGAAAAAGTAATGCGACTATATCTGCTATCAAGTACGTTCCTTTAATTATTTTGTATGTATCTGGTAAACCTTTCATTAGATATGATGGACCACACGATGAAAATGAAATAAAACGATTTATTTTGGAAGTATGCAATAAGATACAATCGAAGGAAAAGTTTACGAATAAAGAAGTTAAAAATACCAAAGATAAAAAAATTCCGCCTTATGCATCAGGACAACCTCTTTATGGAGATTCAGATGATTTTTATATGGAGTTTGCCGAAGCTTATACATAAAATTGAATTAAAAAAATGTAAAAACTGATAAAAATAAAAAATGAATTTTCCAAACTTTCCTCTTTACGAAACTCTTAAAAAAAATATATTTATAGAATTAACAAATGAAGAGAAAGATAAAGTGATTGATAAATTGAAATTGATGACGGATGAGAAACAAGAGATTGTGTATGCTTTAATTAAGGCTTATCATATAGAAGAACAAACTTTTATCCAAGAAGCTCTTCCTTATAATGGAAAAGTTTTAAAACAACGTATTAAATTCGATTTAGATCATTTACCCAGTAAACTACAATTTATTTTAAAATGTTTTTCGGAAATTAAATAGGCATATTAAATTTAATTTAATTTAATATAAATGGAAGTTTACGATTTTTTACCTACTTATATTGATTTTGATGATAGCGAGTCTATCTTAGGACCAGATTTGATTGATCATACATCTTTATATTACAAAAAAGAATTCAGCGAGTATGCTTTGAAGCCAAATGAAAATAAACCAGAAAAAGCTGGACAGTATATGAATCATCAAATTATTATATCTAGATTTTTAAGTTCGTATACTCCTTATAAAGGACTACTTGTTATGCACGAACCTGGGACTGGAAAGACGTGTTTATCTATTTCGGTGATTGAAAAGATATTATCAGAATCTTCGGCATTTAGAGGAGCATTGATTTTAATGAAAGGTAAAAATTTGGTGAATAATTATAAGAGAGAATTAGTTCACGTTTGTACAGATGGTAAATACGATTTAGATGAAGATGATGATATGACCGATAATAAAAAGAAGAGACGTATCAATAAAAAATTATCTGAATTTTATAAATTCCAAACATTCGAGACCTTTAGTAAACGTATTTCCACGATGTCTTCTGAAGACATTAGAAAACAGTATAATAATCTTATTATTGTAATCGATGAAGCACATCATCTACGCATTAATCAAACTGAAAATACAGAAGAACAAAAAGAGTTAAAGGGACAATATTTAAATATTCATCGATTTCTTAAAACAATACAAAATTCAAAAACTATTTTAATGACGGGTACCCCGATGATTGACAATGTTTCTGAAATTGCCAGTTTAATGAATTTGATACTTGATGAAGAGTTACCAACTGGGGAAGATTTTTTAAAAGAGTATATGTTAAAGGTCGGTAATTCGTATCAACTTCGCCCTGATAAGATAGAGTTTTTAAAAAATAAATTACACGGCAAAGCCAGTTTTTTAAGATCGATGAAAAGTATGGTTAGCAGGGAATATGAAGGGAAAAAGTTGGATCTTCAATACTTCAATCAATATGTCGTTGAAATGAAAGATAAACAGTTAGAATCTTACAAACTTTCAGTAGATGAAGATGATGTAAAAGGTGGTGTTTATATAAACAGTAGAGAGTCTAATTTATTTATTTATCCGGACGGAAGTTGGGGTAAGAAAGGGTTTGAAAAATATGTAAATACAGCTAATCAAAAGTTTGTTTTAAAATCATCTTTTTTGAAAGAACTAGGCTTTGATAAAAAGAATAATGATGATAAATTAAAAATACTTGAAAAGTATAGTATCAAATTTGCAGAATGTATTCGGATCATTTTAGCTAATAAAAATAAAAAACATTTTATTTATTTAGATATTGTACAGGGAAGTGGCGCGATCATTTTTTCTTTAATATTAGAACAATTTGGGATTATCTCTTTTAAATCAAATACTCAAAGCATTAAGTATGCTTTACTTACAAGTAAAACATCTTCTGATATAAATAAAGCAATTGAATCTTACAACGACTATAAATCTTGTTTGAAAGTTATTATCGGGACTAAAATTATAAGTGAAGGGTTCTCTTTAAAAAATGTAGAATTTGTTCACGTATTAACACCGCACTGGAATTTTAGCGAGACAGATCAAGCAATTGCAAGAGCATTCCGTCTTTTTTCTCATTCTCAGATTGAACAAGTGAAAAAGAATCTGGTTGTAAAAATATATTTATATACTTGTTTTATTAAAGATTATGCCCTTGATAAAAGTATAGATAGATATATGTATAAAATATGCGAAGATAAAGATCTATCCATCAAATCGATAGAATACTTACTTAAACAGGTAAGTTTTGATTGTCGGTTGAATAAAAATAGAAATGTATTAAATAAAGAGTTTGATCTTACACGCGAATGCGAATATCAAAAGTGTAATTATAGTTGTTATAAAGACGAAGTAGAGTGTAAAGAAGATTATTCTACATTTAATCTCTTTTATAATGAAAATGAGATTTCTGTAATCATAGAAGAGATCAAAAAACTATTTAAATATAAAATCATGTATAAATTAAATGATTTGAAAAAAATCTTAAAAGATCATTCTGAATACTCTATTTTAAAAAGTATATTTTATATTATCCATCAAAAGATATCTTTATACCGTGATAATGGCTTATACTTTTATCTATATTATATAGGTGATGTATTGTTTCTATCTCCTAGCATACAACATGGAAATTTATTTGATTCTTTTTACGTGACCCACACTCCGTTACAATTTGAGTTTGAACTAAAAAATAAAACAAATTCGTTATTTGTACAAACTTTCGAAAAACTGGCTTCGGAGACAGACAAGAAACGTAAAAAAGTTATCTTAAGTCTATTTACTAAAGAAATACAAGAAATGTTATTAGAGTATTGTATACTCTCTATTGAAAAAAAAATAGAAAATATTAACCCTATCAGAGAGTTTATCGTAGACCAATTTAATTCTTTTATAACCAAAAAAGGAACTATGATCATATCTACATTAGGGAAAGCTAGATGCTTTGATAAAGAAGAATGGAAGGATTGTGAAGAGAAAGAAGTGAAAGAAGACAAAGAAGGCAAAGAAGACAAAGAAGACAAAGAAGACAAAGAAGTGATTAAAGGAGATTATCTATTTACAACAGATAAAGGGAATTTCAAAATTAAAAAAAATGTTATTAAGGGTGATAAAAGACATGATAATAGAAATATCGTTTGTACATCAATGGATAAAGAAAGACTGTCATTACTCATTCTAGAACTGAATATAGATTTATTAGATAAAAATAGTCTTTTATATTTATCACCAAATAATGATCTATACAAGAATACTAAAGAACAGTTAGTATCTCAAATAAAAATAAAAAATTCTGAAACATTTGATAAAAATGAACTTGTCAAAATCGTACATCTGATGAATTTTACCAAAAAAGATTTATGCAATGAAATTAAATTTTTTACACAGAAATGATTTAATTTTAAATTATTTTTTTTTCTTTAATAAAAAGATGAGTATTTCATTAACTAGTTCTATTCAAAGTTGTACAGTAAATACTGGATATGCTAATAAACTTCAATCAGATCGTACCGAAAATCCTAATGCTGTTATGTGTCCTATGTGGGACGGTCGTGATACTTATGGACGTGCTGTTTGTGGAGATTCTTATTATACTAAAAATGCAGGTTGTAATTCTGCTTTAGATCGTGTTGCTGTTGAAAATTTTTTGAGACCTTCTTATGCTGAATTTATTGCCCTTGACGTAGCCGGTTATCTCAGTCCATCTGCTATAGGAATGCCTGTATCTTCTAAAGATTCTTGGCAAAAACAGACAGAATTGTTGCGCGAACAAGCTGTCAGTAAAACCAATAATCAAGGAGGATCTGTTGGTTTACAAACGAGCGCCAACGTCCGAGCCCTTTATTCAAACGGAAAATGTGGTGTCGATGGAGGAGGATGTTCAAACGGTGTCGGTATTAACGTCGGATCACGAGAAAACTATATGGACACTCGTGCTAATCAAAATTTCCAAGACAGACGTAATTTGTCTGGCATTTCTAGTTGGAAAAGCAATTGTTACGCCTGCAGTGCCGGAAATCGGTAATTGGCATATAAAAAAATAAGGTTATTATAAATGTTTACAAAAATTGAGATTATTAATCATTTAGAAAATTTAATTGAAAAGTTAAAACAAGATGAATTAGATGAAGAAAAATTGAAAGACTTATCTTTACTTTATATAAGACATCTTTACATAGAAAGAAAGACTGATGATGACATAAAATATTTTGCATTAGGTTGGTATATATATGAATTTTTATTACCTAAATAGAAGAATGTATTTGTATATAATTTATATACAAATTAATCTAATTTAACTTCTAACATCACCACCAATTTATTATTTATTTTTTTATGAGAAAGAATCTTGGTAATAGTCATAGTTTGATCTTCGTAAAATAATTTTCCGCTAACTCCTAAAAATGGTCCTCCATTTGCATCTATGTATATATCTGAAAAATTATATAAACAGTCGTCATATGTTACTTTCAGTATAGAAGGTTCTAGTAATTCAAACTTTCGTACATCTCCGTAACAACTCTTTACAATCCAATTCATTTTTTTATTAATAACACTTTAAATTATTTATTATAATAAAAATGAATAGGTATTTACAAATGTTAGAATCTGCAAAATATGAAAGGATAAATATACCATCTAGATATAGTTTTTCAAAAACAAATCAGATTGGTTTTACTTATATACCCCCTTGTAAAACTGATATTCGTTTTCAAGTCGGAAAATTTAAAATTGCAAGACCAAGATTTTCTCTAACAAAAGAAGAGTTAGAATTACCTGAAACATGGAAGAATTATGATAATAATTCAGATGATACTCGTTTGTTATTATCAACAAGACCTGTAAACCAAGGAAAGTGTGGATCTTGTTTCGCAGTCGCTATATCTACCGTGATATCAGATAATTTTTTATTTGGAATGAATTTAGATTACAACCCACATTTAAGTGCAATGTACTTATTATCTTGTTATAAAAATAAAGATTTTAATAACCAATGTAATGGTGGTTCTCCTTCTTTATTGATTGATTCTATTATAGAAAAAGGAGGGATTGCAACAAATTGTTGCATGGATTATGATTCAATATGTGAAAATAACGAAGAATGTAACGTTGCAGGTGTAAAACATTTAGACGAAGAAAAAAGTGAAAATATTAATTTAATGATACCTAATTGCGGTTGTTGTTCGATTCATCCTTATAAAATATATAAAATCAAAAATAAAATGGTATCATATGATATACCTCTAATTAAAACACATATTATGAAATATGGCTCTGGTATTGGTGGATTTATCGTATTTTCTAATTTCAGAGATGGTGGTGGTAGATTTGAAAAGTCAAACGGTATATACATTCAATCCCTAAATTATGGAGGCGAAGAACTTCGAGTGTTAGGAGGTCATGCAATATCAATCGTGGGATGGGGAATAGATAAAAATGTAAGAGTAGGAGAACTTGTATATCCTTCTATCAGTTATTGGATATGCAGAAATTCGTGGGGAACAGAATGGGGATATGGCGGATATTTCAAATATGCTATGTTTCAAGAATATCCGGGTACAGATTTACCTGATATCAATAAAGGGTACTCGTTTGAAACAGAAAATACATTTTATGGTCAACCTAATTTATCAGGTATCATATTAGTTGAACCTGATACGATCGAAGAATTTACAGATTTTAAAGAAACAGATTGTGGAGTCACATACACATGTGAAGAAAAGAAGAAAGACGATAAGAAAGACGATAAGAAAGACGATAAGAAAGACGATAAGAAAGACGATAAGAAAGATGATAAGAAAGATGATAAGAAAGACGAGAAAGATGAGAAAGATAAATATAAAAATCAAAAAATAATATTATACCTTCTTTTGTCTTTATTATTTATTTTATTATTATTTAGGCTATTTAAAAAAACTAATAAAAAATAAAGAATACTTCATCTTTATAAAATGTCAATTTATATTCACTGCAATCAATTAACAGTAGAAGATGAAGAAAAGATCTTAAAAGAAGTAAGAGTCACTAAAACAGAGAATTCGTATAATCCAAGAACAGGATTTAAAAAAAAAGAAACTGAAATCAATGCTTTCTATCAATACAGTGAACTTAACTGTTACTATGTACCATTTCACTGGGCTTTAAACAATTTATCGTCAAAAAGATATGATAGAGATACATTTGATACAATAGAGATCCCTTTTACTAGTACTCTTCGCAATATTCAACTTGAAATAAAAAATGAATGTATTAAACGACTCAATCAACACGGCTGTCTCCTCATTTCTTTATACCCAGGAGCAGGAAAAACTTGTCTTGCTATTTTTCTGGCTTCAAAAATTAAATTAAAAACATTGATTGTATGTCATCGAATTATTTTAATGGAACAATGGAGAGATAGTATCAAACGTTTTACAGGAGAAAACACGAAAATAGAGATACTAAAAGTTGGAAAAAAATATAATGAAAACGCCGATTTTTTTATCGTTAATGCCCAAAATATGAAAAAGTTAGGTAGAGATGTATTTAAAAAAGTCGGTTTTGTGATCGTAGACGAAATTCATGCCATTATGGCAGAGAGTCTATCAGAATCAATGTTCTATGTCAGTCCTAGGTATCTTTTAGGTCTTAGTGCGACACCGACAAGACCAGATGGAATGGATGGTTTACTAGATTTTTATTTTGGAAAAGATAATATGATCAAAAAAGAATTGTATCATAAACATATTGTATACCAAGTTGATACAGGGATAGAATACGAAGAAACAACAAATTGGAATGCATTAATCAGTTCTCAGTGTTTGCACCAAGAACGAAATGAATTAATTGTTGATATTATTTTAAAACATAGTGATAGACACTTTCTTGTTTTGTGTAAAAGAGTACAACAAGCTTCTTTCATATATGATTGTTTGATTGAAAAAAAAGAAAACGTATCATTAATGATCGAAGATACAAATACATTTGATCCAACTTCTCGTATCATTGTAGCTAGTTTACAGAAATGCGGGGTAGGATTTTCACACGATTTACTTGATGCTTTAGTAATCGCTTCAGATATGGAAGAATATTTTATACAGTATTTGGCACGTGTAATGAGAACAGAGGAAGTCGAGCCGATTGTGTTTGATTTGGTAGATAATCATAAAGGGCTAAAAAAACATTTTGGACAACGGAAAAAAGTCTATATAAAATCTGGAGGAATTATAAAAAAATATAAATGATATGTAAAATTGAATTTCTATTTAAATAATTATAATTTAAATAGAAACAAAATATGGAATTGGAAGGGGGAAACATATTTGAAAACATTGATATTTCTACTGAAACTATTATCGCAAAAACGAACTGGAAAATTGATATTACTGAACTGTATAATCATTTGCCGGTAACGTTTTACAAAGTTACCCCAAAAAAAAGGGGACGTAAATCAAAAGAAGAAAAAAAAGAAGAAGTAAAAGACGAATTAAAAGATGGTCAAATTATAACATTAAAATTAAGAAATAGTTTAAGAGGAGTTAATTTGAAAGAAAAAAAGAATACGAAACGTTTCTTTCGAAACAGTTTAACCATCGTAATGTATTTAGATCGTAAATTTATTAATTTTAAAGTAAGTAAGAACGGAAAAATCCAGTTTACTGGGTGTAAAAATAACATGCAAGCTGAAAAATGTATCAAATATATCCACCACTATGTAAAAGATATTCCAAGAATTATTCAGGTTGAAGACTATACACAAATTATATTCTTGAATGTTATGGCAAATATCAATTTCAATGTCGGGTTCTGTATTAACCGAGAGAATTTGGATAATCATATCAACACTCAGACCCCTTATTATTCTTTATTGGAAACAAGTTTTGGGTATACGGGTGTCAATATCAAAATCCCTCTTGATAATATCAATATCATTCCTGTCATAAAGATGATTTTTAAAGATGACAAATGGTCTTATGAACCTTTTGATTATTTGATGTATGTTGAAACATTAGATGAAAAAGAAAAAAAGAAAGAGATGTCTAAAAACAGGTACAATACATTTTTAGTTTTTCAAAGCGGAAACGTTATTTTATCTTCTCCGCATAAAGAGTGTATGAGAAATACATACCACGAATTTATAAAAATCATCAAAAACTGTAAAGACAAAATCGAAGAAATTATTTTTTAAACAGATCTATCAACACACACTCTGTTCAACATAATCTCCATTTCAGCTTTATCAGAATATTTGCGTAAATAATCAGGATAACAAGGATATACAACAGAAGCAGGTCCTTCAAAACAGTGTTTAGGATATTCTGATTTGACTATCAGTTTTTCTCTATAACAAGATGGGTTTTGTTGTCTATATCCAGCTTCTCTTTCCATAATTACTGGATAAGGAGATTTATGAACTCCTCTGTAAAATCGTTGGTAAGGAAAATGGTCGTAGTCAGTAAAAACTTGTCTTACATCTTTTTGATTAGCGTAATATACATTTGAATTATTTTTTAAATATTTAGCATTCTCGATATGTTGACGATTCATTTATATAAAATTGAAAAAAGTATTAAAAAACAAAAAAAAAAGAGTTTTTAGATGCAAGCTATTCAAAAAAGCATCGATTTATTTTTAAACAAAATTAAAAACAAATACAATATAAGCAAAGAAGAATGGGACGTTTTTAATAAAGTAGATGTTTATTTTTGTATTTACGAGTATTCTTATAAAAAAAAGAAAGGAGAAGTATGTGGTAAACAGATTAAAAATGGAGAATTTTGTTATAAACACATACCAAAAAAAAAGGTGACTGAAAAAGTAAGTAAAAAGGTAGTAGAAAAGGTAGTCGAAAAGGTAGTCAAAAAAGTGACTGAAAATAAACAAATAGTAATCAGACTTTATCACGCTATCGAAAAATATGTCCATCTTCCAACTAGACTCATATTTTTTTCGAAGGAAAAGAGAGTTGTTTATGCAAAAGTATCCAATATGGATAGTATCATTCCTCTCTCTGAAGAAGACATTGAAACATGTAAAGCATATAAATTTTACTATGATGTGACGTTATTACACCTATTTAAAGATAGCTTTTAATTTTTCAAAATTCATATTTATTCTTTTTAACATGACCGAGTTATCAAACGATATTTCTTCTAGTAATAGAAAAAATATATTAAATATATACGTTTCATCGATAAACTCTTCTAATCTGTCACTTTTTTTTTTATATATATTTTTAAGTATCGTTTGGTACTCATTTTCTAATGTATTTTTACGGATAACAGAAGATTCTTTTATAAATAATTCTCTATACTTTTTTATTTCTTTCTTTTCTTCTGAGTCAATTATTTTTATTAATGAGTTAAACGTACTTTCTTTCTGTTTATACTGTGTTATATTTTGTTTGAATTGGTCAATGATATATTCATATTTAACCTCTTGTAAACCTGATATTTCTTTTATATTATTCTCAACAATTTCATAGACAATATTTAAAAATTGATTGTTAATATTACCCAATTCGTACTGTATTTCTGTAATATTATCAATCAATTCTTTTATATTTAAAATATAAAGATAACATCGAACATCTTTTGTATAGTTCTTAATATAAAACAAATTGATTTCATCGCCAAAGTTTAATGCCACTATCTTTTTATTCTGTATACCAAGTGTATATTCTAACTTTGAAAATGGAATGTTTAGGCGTTTTACTTGTCTCATAATTCTTTTTTCAAATTGTTCTATCCCATCTCCATTAATAACTATATTTTTAGTGTATTTATGAACTTCGTTTTTATACACATCCTTATTTTTTTTATCATTGATCATGCTAATCTGAAACTCGTCGAATTTTGCATAGTCTTCTTCATCTACCACTTCATCTAATGTTTTTAATTCATAAGTATTATTTTTATTCTTTATTTCACTTCTGATTTTAGATGGTATATATATCAAAAGAAATTGATTAATCTGAGTTACAAACCCTTTTAACATTGCACATTTATTGTCAATCGTGTAATATTCGAGTATAAATATACCATATTTTTCTAGATTAGCCTTCAATTTATTAATATCAATTGAACTCATTTTATATAATTTTATTTATATAAATTAATTTAAAGTGATTTTAAAAATAAAAATGGATGTGATTAAAGATTTACAAACTGATGACTCGGTCGTTACAGATAAAGAAAGGTATACCATTAATATGATTTTTAATAAAAAAAAGAAAGGAACTCATCTTAAAAATATACTTATCGCTTCTTTATTATTTTTAATGTTATCTTTGCCTATTATAGATACGTTAATCGAAAAGTATATTAAAATTACTCATACATACTATAAGTTAGGCATAAAAACACTACTTTTTTTATTATTTTATTTTGTAATCGTCAATTATTTGACTAAAAATTAATGAATATTTTTAGAAGAAAATATTCATTTTAATTTTTTTTCGTACGTTTTTTTCTTTTCTTAGTCTCAACTGGTTCAACTTCTGGGCTAACTGGTTCAACTGGTTCAACTGGTTCAACTGGTTCAACTGGTTCAACTGGTTCAACTGGTTCAACTGGTTCAACTGGTTCAACTGGTTCAACTGG